AAACAGCCTATTAGCAAGATTAAAAAAATTAGAAGAAGATAAATAGTATTAGAGGATAACCGTCATGAAAACATTTACACAAATATTAACAGAGTCTAAAAAGACTTATGAATTCAAAATTGGGGTTGCAGGTGAAATGGCAGAAGGATTTCAAGATAAACTTGAAACTGCTCTTAAAAAGTTTGATGTTGTATCAATGTCGAATGGCAAAAAGACACCTATACAAGAAAGACCACTAGATTTTCCACAGTTGCAAAACATGGAAGTTACTTACTATGATGCAGAAGTAGGATATCCTACTACTCCACAAGTATTACAAGATTATATTTGTAAATGTTGTGAGTGTGAACAAGCACACGTTATTGTAAGAAACGCAAATGATCCAAGAGAAGAATATCAAGCACCAAAAAGCGGTGAACCTTATGAATCAAAACTTGATACTTTAGAAATGGAACAAGCAGATCCGAAAGCACAGGATCATGTTGCTGGTAACAGAGTAATGGACTTACTCAAAGAGTTAGAAGTAGCACGTAAAGAACGTAATACAGATCCAATGGAAGCCGCGCCCAAAGGCGAAAGTGCTGACATTGATTCATCAGAAAACACTAAAGCAGTTGTAGGAGGCTAATATGAAAGACTTATTACAAAAATTAACGGACCTAGAGAACACTTTAGATTCTATGGATCCAACTCCAAAAGAAGTTAAGCAAATTAATGAAGCGGCTTCAATGAGCATTAACATGTCAGGCGAAACAGCAGATGATGTTGCACGTCTAGTACAAATTATGCGTGATGGCGGAGCACCAGATGCAGGCGAAATGAAGCCTGATATGATGCCACCAATGGGACCACCAGACATGGGTAAAATGCGTGACCTTGTTAAGTTAGCGCCACCAATAGACATGGACGGAATGGACGGACCACCGGACATGCCAAGCATGGGTAAAATGGATAAAGGTGATAGCAAAGATAAACTTATGGGAATGGGCGAAGATACATTTGATAAGGTAGATAGAATTACAGATCCGGTAGAACTTAATTTAAATGATCCAGAAGAAATAGAAGATGCTAAGTCAATGAGTGCAGAAGAACTTAAAGATGAGTTAGAGGGAGATATCTATCATTTAATGGATAAAGCATCAGATGATTTTACTGACAATGATCATATTACGGATGAAATGGGCGACTACTTTGCCTCTATGCATTTCAACGCAGACGATAAAACATTAAGTTGTTATTCAGCAATGAGAGATTTAGTTGATGCAGATCCATCAGACGTTTATGAAACAGGTAAGAAATGTCTTAAAATATTAGGTGCTCAAGAACATCAAGATCAGGAGCAAGGTAACAAAGGACCAAAAGGTCGTCCAGCCGCAGATGCTTATGCTGGCGGCATGAAAAGTGAAGCAGGATATGACAACTCACCAGAAGAAGATTACAAAGACCATCAATATATGACTAAAGATTTATCGGGTGGATTGAACCGTGAGAAGAAAGCATACGCAAAAGCACAAGATGGCGATAATGCTATGGCAGTTGAATGTCCAACAGACGAAAACATGGCTATAGAAGAATTGCAATCAGCACTACGTGATGCACTAATGACTAAGATGGCCGAAACAGAAGAAGTAACTGAATCAGAAGATGATTTTGACGAATCAGGATGTGTAGGTGAAATGAAAAAACTTAACGCAAGCGGTTGTACTAAAACAGAAATGTTTAAAAAAGTACAAGACGGATATGGTTGCGATAAGGGCAAATTCGAAAAACTATTCGCGGCACACTGCGGTTAACACCCCCCAACTATTCAATAGGACCTTCGGGTCCTATTTTTTTCGGTAAATATTACTATGAGCAAATCACTTGACGGCGTATTAATTAAAAAAGCCAATAAAAGAGAAACATTTACTAATGATCAAGTAGAGCAGTTACTTAAATGTAGCGATCCTAAACTTGGGTACGATTACTTTGCTCGTAACTTTGCATACATACAGCATCCTGTTAAAGGCAAACTATTATTTGATCCGTATGAATATCAAACAAGATTACTTTCAAGTTATCACGATTATAGATTTAATATTAATATGTTGCCTAGACAAACAGGCAAAACTACCTGTGCCGCAATTTACTTGTTATGGTATGCAATGTTTATACCTGACCAAACAATACTAATTGCCGCACACAAGTATACAGGCGCACAAGAAATTATGCAACGTATTAGATACGGATATGAAATGTGTGCTGATCATATTAGAGCAGGTGTTACAAACTACAACAAAGGTTCAATTGAATTTGAAAATGGTTCACGTATTGTAAGTGCTACTACAACAGGCAACACAGGACGTGGTATGTCCATATCATTACTATACTGTGACGAGTTTGCATTTGTTATGCCTAATGTTGCTACAGACTTTTGGACATCAATATCACCTACACTAGCAACAGGTGGTCGTGCTATTCTTACAAGTACACCAAACTCAGATGAAGATACTTTTGCTACTATATGGAAACAAGCAGAAGATAAGTTTGATGAACACGGCAACGAAAATGAATTAGGTAAAAACGGATTTCATAGTTTTCGCAGTTACTGGCAAGAACATCCTGACAGAGATGACGTTTGGAAAAAAGAAGAATTAGGACGCATAGGTGAAGAAAGATTTAAACGTGAATATGATTGTGAATTTTTAGTATACGACGAAACATTAATTAATTCAATAAAACTTGCGGCAATGGAAGGTAACAATCCTATTATTAATATGGGACAAACACGCTGGTATAAAAAACCAAGTCCAGAATTTACATATGCAGTAGCACTTGATCCTAGTATGGGTACTGGTGGCGATAATGCGGCTATACAAGTATTTGAATTACCTAGTTATGAACAGGTAGCAGAATGGCAACACAATACTACAGCAATTCCAGCACAAATAAGAATAATGACAGATATATGCAAACACATTGAACAAGAAACTGGTGATGCTAACGGGATATATTGGAGTGTTGAAAACAATGGATTAGGAGAAGCGGCACTTATTGTAATCAATGATTTTGGTGAAGAAAATATACCCGGACTATTTGTAAGTGAACCTATTAGAAAAGGACATGTACGTAAGTTTCGTAAAGGATTTAATACTACCCATGGTAGTAAAGTTACAGCCTGTAGCCGACTAAAAACCATGATTGAAAATGATAAAATGGTTCTACATAGTAAACCTATGATAAGTGAACTGAAAAACTATGTAGCAACTGGCTCTAGTTATAATGCAAAACTAGGTCAAACAGACGATTTGATTAGTGCAACGCTACTAGCACTAAGAATGATGGATGTATTGAAAGATTGGGATCCAAGAATCTATGATACCTTCAATCAATCAGACCAGCACGGAGATTATGTAGAACCAATGCCAATCTTCGTTAGTAACAATTATTGATAAATATTAGCATGAAAGACTTAAATAAAATTGGCGAAGAACTGTTTTCTAAACTTAGAGGAAGGTTTAAAAACATTACTATAGGTAATGCTGAGGGTGTTGTTACTAATACACCTAGCGAATCACGCTTTTATGACTTTGTATACGGAAATCAAGGTGGTAAAGTAAGTGTTAGTTTAGACGAAGAGGCTGTAGTTGTTATGTATAGCGAGAATCTATTTGATTCAAACGATGCATCAATAAAAAGAAAATGGTACGATTTTTTAAAAGAAATGAGAGTATTTGCCAAGAAAAGAATGTTAAACTTTGAAGTGAGAGACATACAGAAGTCAAACTTAGAAAAGAGAGATTACAAATTCTTATCTAATAAGAACGGAGATAACACCATGACAGAATCAACGATGTACGGAACTAGCAAAACTAGTTACCAGAATATAGCAGATGCAAGAATTTGTGTTAAGCACAGCGAAAGCATTAACCAAGAATTAGCAGGCGGAAGATCACAAAAGATTGGAAGCATTTACATTGAAAGTGCAAACGGCGAACGTTTTAAATATCCATTTAAACATTTGAACGGTGCAAGAGCAATGGCCCGTCACGTAGCAGAAGGCGGAAACATGTACGACGACTTTGGTAAGCACATTGTCGGACTATCAGAAGAAATGAATAAACTACGTAAGTTCAAAACATATATGTCAAGAAGCAGTGTCATGGCTGAAGGTCTTGCAGGATATATGGATGTTGTTAACGAGCGTATTGAAACAGTTAAGAATACAGTAGCAAAATTACAAAACAAAGCACACTATACAGAAGCAACTTCAAATTTCCAAAGTGTTGTTCTTGAAGAAGTGCCAGAAGATGTAGCAACTGATTGGACTACACAACTTACAATTAAACAGTTCAATGAAGAACTAAAAGGTGTTTTTCCATACATTTATAAATTAGTAAGTGAAGCAAATGCAATTAAAGAATTAGGACCTGAAGAACTTTTAGGTGAAGCAGATAAAGACAAACAGGATAACGGAACAGATAAAATGGATGTTACAGATGCTGATAAAAAAGCAAATACTCCTGCATACAAAAGAATGAAAGCAGGCGACAAACGCTACAACGATAAAACTACAAAAGAAAATGTAAATGAATCAGACTTCGACAGAGATAGTGTAACCTATGATGAAGTATTACCATTTGTAAAGATGACTTACAAAACGTTACTAAATGATATTCAAAAAACAAGAAAAGAGATAGAACAATATAAAGCAAACGGCGACGACGGCGAAGAAGGTGGCGACATTGCTATGGTAGAACCATACCTTAAAGATTTAAAAGATATGCAACCATATGTGCAAAAGATTCTTGATAATCCAGATATGGACATCGAAACTGTTGCTGACCATATGATGCCAGGTGCTTTAGATACATCTCCAAGAGAAGACCTAATTGGAAGATTTAAAAAATCATTTTCTAAAGATCCACAACTTGCAAAAAGATTATTTAAAGATCCTGATTTAGATTTTCATTCAGAAGATGATGAATCAACTATTCCAACAGAAGCAGACATTGATGCAGGCTTTGAAGAAATGATGGGCCAGTTTAGTGAAAAAGCAAAACCAGACTTTTTAGATATGGATGGCGATGGCGACAAAGAAGAGCCAATGAAAAAAGCAATCGATGATAAAGAAGATGGCGACGAAGACGAAACAGATGAAGGCAATGCATATGCACACGCAGTACGCAAAGCAAAAATGGACGGCAAGAAAAAAGGTGATAAAATAGATCATCCAGATGATGACGAAGAAGATATCACACTAGAAAAAGATCAAAATATACCGTTACCAGAAAAGATTTTATCATTGTTTGATAGAGAAGAAGGAACATTTCCAAAAGGCGAAACAGCAGTATTAACTATGGTTGAAAAAGACTATGGTGAGCAGTACATTGCGCCAGCAAAGCAATTTATTGAAAAAATACTTAGTAAGTATGAATCAGTAATGCAAGGCCCAGCAGTACAAGAGATGGAAGCAGAGCATGAGCCAGAGAAGATTACACTGGCTGTAACAGCAGATATTGAAGCAATGAAAAGAGCGGCAGGCATAGGCGAGAGCGAAAGACCTGCTTCGAACACAAAATTAGACGTTAGTCAAAACGATCTTTACAAATTAGCAGGGCTATAATAGTCCTGTTATAAGTTTTTTAAGTTTTTCTTCAAAAAAGACTTGACATTGTTAGCAGTTTAGTATATAATAAGAACTGTGCTACTAACAAACTAAGGCACAAAGGCTATAAGGCAAAACATAGGAGGCATATATTATGGCATCATTAGCAGAGATCAGAGCAAAACTGAAAGAGCAAGAATCACGCACAGGTGGTTCGCAAAGCGGCGGCGGCGACAACGCAATTTACCCATTTTGGAATATGAAAGAAGGCGAGAGCGCAACTCTACGTTTCCTTCCTGATGGTAACACAGATAATACGTTTTTCTGGACAGAAAGACTTATGATCAAATTACCTTTTCCAAGTATAAAAGGTGAGCCAGGCAGTAAGCCTGTACAAGTA